GCAAAGGTGATGACGATGTTGCCGTCAGCTTGTGCGTAGGTGCCAGTCCTGACGGTTTCGTTCTGCCTCAGGATTTGCGTGTTGTTGAGGTAAACATCCTTCAGCAGCGTCAAGTTGTAGGCGGCGGAGCTGCGGTCCAATCCAGCCGCTGATGGCGTAGCAAAGCCCTCGATCTCGCCTTCTGAGATCAGGTCAACGATCTCGGCGTAGGACGTGTTGTTGAGGTTGTCGCGGTCGATTGAAGGCATCAGATGTCCGCCACGTCAACGGCTTGGCTAATTGTGACCGATCCCACTAGCGTCTGCCCGTAGACGATCGGCACCGGCACGCCATTGCGTGCAGTGTTCTGGATGCCGCTGAAGCTGTACGACTTACGCGGATCCTGCTCACCGTTATCGCCGGCCGAGATTTGCGGCACCGGACTGAGCAGTTGAGCGACGCCGCCAAGGGCGAGGCTCGAGCCGACGCCGAGCATCAGGGAGACACCGAGCGCGCCAATGCCAGGGATGAACGACAGCGCAATCAGCGCAACGCCCGCAATGATCCGCCCAACAGCGCCAGCGCCCGCCATTACGGGCGCGATCTTGATCTCTTGCTGGCCGGCCGGATGATGTAATTCATCCTCCACTAGGTCGTAGCTGCCCACGCTGACCCGGTAGTGCTGGTCCGCCATGTGATGCTCCAGCTTCGGCCAGTTAGCCATCAAGAAGCGCATGGCCTCCGCAGGCGTGGCCACATCAGCGTGCAGCACTCGCTTGCCGATGAACTTCGCCAGAGCGCCGTAGAGCTTAATCCTGCGAAGCATGGCGAAGCCTCCTGCCGACCGATTCTAAGATCCACCCACCGAGCTGATCGCGGCTGCTAAGGCGCCCCTGCAGGTGGTGAAGGATCTCCTGCTCGCCTAGGTACACCGCGCAGTGGTTGAGACCGGGCGACCCGAACGACATCAGCAGGAAGTCACCGCGCCGTAGATCTTCGCCAGCCTGCAGCTCACGAAAGCCGGCCTGCGGCCAGCAACGATCAAACAGAGGATCCGCCAAGAAATCAGCCGCCTTGGCTGGCCGCTCAAAGTCCGGCAGCGCCAGTGCCAGCTCGCGCGCATACCAGTCGCGCGCCAAGGTCCAGCAGTCGGTAATGCCCCACACCCAGCAACGGCCGGTCAGCGGCGCCTGGTAGCCCTCAGGACGGCAACCGCCCCATTCCCCGGTGCGCGGGTTGATGATCCACCAAGGCAGGCCGGACGCCTCGCACGCCACGCGGTCCGCCGTGCTGGGGTCCGGTGGAGTGTGCGGGTGACTGTGAACCACCGCCATGATCTCCCCGCGGTCCTCGCAACTAGCCCAGTCGTCTGGCGACAGGATGAAGAACTCGTTGCCCTCCGCCAGGTTGGTACAAGGCACATACCGCTCCCGGCCCTTGATGATGACCACCAGGCCGCACGCCTCGCGGGGATCCTCCGCCTGCGCGTGAGCCAGCGCAGCAGCCTGTGCCGCCGCGCCGATCACACATACCCTCCAACGCCAGGGAACGATCCGAAGGGCAGTGATGCCAGATCACGCGGCCGCACCGTGTAGGCGTCCGATCCGGTGAAGGTGTAGGTGGATGACGTTGGCGTGATCGGGACGTAGAACGTGGCCTCAACGGTGGCCAAGTGATCGCGCTGAAGCGCCTTGTTCAGGTAGACCTGCGTGTTCACGATCGAGCTGACCTTCGTGCCTTTCAATGCGCCGGTGGCAGCTACGAGATCACCGACGCTGATGCCGCTCACGCTGCTCAGCGTGATCAATGGAGACAGGATCGAGGAGTAAGTGCCACTGCGCGTCACCGCAGAGCCGCGCAGCAGGAGGTTCTCGGTGATGCTGAGCGTGATGATGTTGCCGCTGATGGATGAGATGCGGGCGCCGGCAGGGATCAGGCTGCCGCTGACGGTCATGCCTGCAACCAACCCAGTGGCGCTACTGACGCTGAGCGTGGTGCCATCCTCAACGCCGGAGATGCCCACGCGCAGCGTGCCGGTCTTAGTGGTTGAGGTGCTGGCCGTCGCCGCCACCGACAGCGTGAGCGAACCGCTGCCCTTGGCCGCCACCGTCGCGTTGGATGGCAGGCCGTGACCTCGGATGGAGTCGCCTGTGGCAATTCGAGCCAGCTCCGTCGTGCTGAGGCTGCCCAGCGTGGTGCTGCCTGCCGTGACGGTGCCCGTCAGCTGCGCCGGGCCAAACCGCAGGTCACAGCTGTCGAGCGTCTTGCCGCACACGTCCACATCGAGCACGCTGCCCTTGACCACGCCGGTGCCCCAAGCGCCTGACGTCTTGGGGCCGTAGTAGAGGTTGTTGGTCAGGTCGTAGTAGAACTCACCGTCAGCGCCTAGGCCGGCCGACGGGGCGCCGTTGCCGGTGTGAATGGTCTTGTCTTCTGCGGTGAAGTAAGAGGCCCTGTTGTATCCGCATGTGCTGCCGTCCCGGTAGTTCCATTGGCAGACGTTGCTGATGCACAGCCGCTTAGGTGCTCGGACGCCTTGCAGGTCAAACGCTGCCGCCAGCTCAAACTCCACGGCATCGCGGGTCTCGCTGACTTTGCGGCTGATGTAGTAAACCTCCTCCGGGAACTCAGCCGTAGGGTCCGGCGTGCCGTAGGGGTTGGTGTTGCCGGGGAAGTTAGCGGCGTCGAGGTATCGGGCGAGGGTCCGCTTGCGAATTACCTTGGCCCCCAGCAGATCGTTGCCCGGTGTGATCGCGTTCACGGCCAGCAGGATGGCCGTCAGCGTGCCCAGCACGTTCGCCACCACCAGCTTCGGCTTGGGCAGCTGCCCGGTGCCGGTGTACTCAAAGCCCGTTGCTTCAACCGGAAACGCTGTGTAGGTGTTGCCAGCCCACACGATGTTGCCCCCATCAGTCTTGCCGTTTACGCCAGCGTGGAATCGATAGACATCGTTGGAGCCGTGCAACGCCGCAACCAGCCGAAGCTCAAACAGCTCGATGACCGAGCTGGGGGCAACAGCTTGAAGCTCGCGGACAATCTTTTGATCAGCCATCAGCCTGCCTCAGCCACCTGCCGAAAGGTGGCGGTGATGGTGTTGAGGTTGTAGGCATCTGCCGTGATCTGCCACTCATCGCAGACGTACTGCCCCGCAACTGCGCTCCACAGCGGCGGGGTCCAGGTGAACGACTCCACACCAGCACGAGCTTGCAGGAAGTTGCGAATGCCGGTGGTCTCGGTGTTGTCTCGCGCCTTAAAGGTCAGCTGCCAGGTCTTTAGGTCAGTGTTAAGGCCAAACCGCACCCGCTGCTCGTAGCCGTCACCGAACTGCACCTGCCGCACGCGCGGCTTGCTCACCTCAGTCGGCGGGTACTCAGGGACGTAGGAGAAGGTCGCCATGATCAGGCTGCCAGCAAGCCGCCAGGGCGCTTCTGGCGGATGAGTTCATTCTGCACGGCCTGAGACACTGCGCGACCAAGGGCTTCGGCTTGGCCTGGGTTGCCCGCCACCTGCGTGCCACCGGATGCGTCCACGTTCACTGTGACGCTAGTGCTACCACCGCCACCAGCAACACCGAGCTTGCCGTCGCGGCCGCGGCGCAGCGGGATGATCGCCTCGGGGCCGGCCTCGCCCATCAAGCCATTGCGCAGCGCGCCACCGCTGGCGAACTTGAACAGCGTGGGTTGGTCCACGATGCCGCCAGCGGCAAAGGGCTGGATGCCGTTGGCGAAGGTGCCGCCGTTGGCGAACAGACCGCCAGAGAACAGCTTGGTGCTTGACAGAGCGCCAGCACCGCTGAGGTTCTTGTTTGCAGTCGCCAGAGATCCGCCAGGGATCAAGCTCTGGATGAACTGCAGGATCGGCGCGATGATCAGCATCCGCGTCACCATCCGCGTCAGGTCGTTGATGATCGACAGCGCGAAGTCTTTGAAGCTGAACTTGCCAGTGGTGGTCAGGCTGACGATCGCATCTTCTAAACCCTTGAAAGCGTTCTGCGCCACGCTGCTGATGTTCTCGCTTAGCGTGCCAATGCCCTCTAGGTAGGAGCTGATGCCGTCGCGTGCGCCACGGATTGCACCTTGCTGAGCCTCTGCTGCGTCTGTGAACTCGAGCAGATCAATCGCAGCCTGCGCCGCCTGATCGCCAATCTCCTTTAGCCCCTGCTGGTATTCCTTATCAGCTAGCGCGACGTTGCCCTCTGAGATTTTGTTGATCAGATCCTCAAATGGCTTGATGTCGATCTGACCGCCAGCCTCGTTGATCTCGAGCGCCAGCTCCACTACGTCGCGGGTGAGCTTGTCCACCAGCCGGTTGTTGTCGGTGATCGCCGCATTTCGCCGCAGCGCCAGCTCATCGAACTCATTGGCGCCCACGCCGGCATAGGCAGCATTGAGATCCTCCAAGCTCTCTCGCAGCTGCTGCTGGAGGCCCAGCGCCTTCTGGCCCAAATCACGCCGGCGCTCCTCAAGTCGCGCCTGTTCAGCAGCTGCGCGCTTGGCCTCAGCTGCTGCACGCTTGGCTGCGGCTTCTGCTTCCTTGTCTGCGGCTGATGTGTCCAGACCTAGGCCGCGGCCGCTTGTGCGGCGGCCGGTGCCGGGGGAGGGGGCAGAGCCAAATGCCAGTTTGTTCAGATCTTTAATGGCCTGTTGCGCTTCTGCGATGCCGCTGCTCACGCGGCTGGTAATGGTCTGCCATGCACCACCAAAATCACCAGACAAAGCCTGTCCGGCAGCCTGCACCGCCGCCACTACGTTCTTGATCAGCACATCCACCGCCTTGACCACGGTGTAAATCGCCACGGCAATGCCGCGAATTACGCCCTCAATCACCTTGAACAGCGCCGTCCAATCCTGATCGGTGTCGAACAGATCGCCAAACACCTCAAGGATCGACTGCAGCGCCGGCAGCAGCGCATCGGTCAGCTCCATGCCGAAGCCCTGCGTCTTGATGCCCA